CACCACGAGGATATTCTGCATATGCCGGTACAGGTAGTCAGCCACCACTTGACGGACGTCATCCACCGGGGTCACGGTGTTCTTGCGCAGGTCGTCAACCAAGCTGCAGCTGTAGGCGTAGATGCGCCGCATATCCCATTCGATCAGCCCGCACTCTCCCGCAGTTATGCCCCCGGCGATGTTGGCGGCTACGGTCGCAGACCAGAAGCGCTCCTTGGGTTCCAGCTGTAGCTCACGGTCGATCTTGGCTTGCAGCGCGTCACAGCGGTTCTGGATGCGCTCCATGTTTTCCAGCAGGTAGCGCGCATAGATCGGTCCTGCGTGGCCATAGTTCATGAACAGGTCGCGGTCGAACATCTGCTTCGCTTCCATCGTGTTGAGCATCTCCACCTTTGCAATGGGGTACTCGATGAGCCGCATCAGCTCCCCTTCAGGGTTGTTCTTGATGATCGACAGCTTCTCCGCAAACGACGCGTTGGATGTGGCGACCGATATGCTCTGCCACGTGGTGTTGTTCTCGCGCAGCTCGTTGGTGCCTGCCTGCATACGCTCCTTACCCTTACCGTTGGAAAGCGAGTACAGGATGTCCGAGCAGTCGTTCGGGCTCATGTTGGTGAGCTCGTCCATCGTCGGAGGCAGGTTGTTGAGTATGCCGATCCACTGGAGACGTCCGTTAAGCGTGTCCTTCTCCTTGAGGCGCAGCTCCTTGGGGTGCCCATAGACGCTGTTAATCATGTTGAGCACGGTAGTCTTACCGGTACCAGAACGCGGGTTGTACAGGTTGATGACTGCACCCGTCTGGTTGAGGAACCGGAGAAGCGGTGAACCAAAGGCACTAAGCGCAGCGAACGCGTGTGGCTCCAGACCGGGGGCGTCATAGAGCGCCCAGACGGCCTTCCACTTCTCGAACGAGCCTACCGGCCCCATGTACTTGGCCATCGGCTTTGTGGCCTTCGAGGGCGGCGAGTATGCGATACCGTCTACGCTGATCTCTTGGGTACCGATGATGAACTTGCTGTTGTTATCAGCCCAGCCAAACTGCTGACGCATGATCTGCTCCTTATCACGGTGTTGAAGGTCCTTCATCATGAGTCCGATGAAGTCCATTAGATGGGGAAACTTCTTACCCATGCAAATGACACCCTTGGCACTGAGCGCTTTGCGTAGCTCATCTGCGGAGGTGGCATTCTTCAGAGGGACGTTGAACTCCTTGGTGTTGTTGTGCGGCAGGTGCAGCCTGAACATGATGACGTTGCCTTCGACCACGTCGTCCATGATCTTCACCGGATACAGGTCGAACTCGTAGACCAGTAGCGGGTCGGCTTCTTCTGCGCCCTTGGCAGGCTTGCGCCAAATGCCGCCATCTTCCCCCCGGTAGAAGGGGAATGGGTACTTCGGTATGGTCAGCGTCTGGGTCACCCCCGCCACCACTTCCTCGACGACCACTTCTTCGTTGGCCCCCTTGGCTACCTTACCGAGCTCCTTAGGCCCCATGATCTTGCCCAGATGCGGGCACCCTTCACAGAGCTCCGGGTTGACGCTGCGAAACTTGGCGCAGCTGGTCGCCTTCTTGATGGTAGCTACCTTGCGCTCGACTTCCTCTGGGTCATAGTCAGGGTACCCATCCGACATCATGTGGACTGCGGTCGGAGCGTCTTCACACATTGCGGCTACCGAGAGCGCGTAGAACCACTCGTAGTAGCCAATGGTGGCCCGGTTCTTGTACGCGTGAAGCAGCTGGTTGCATCCGTCTCCACTGGCCGTACGCTGCATAATGCGCTTGAAGTTATATCCAAGGCCGCTCTGCAGCGCCTTCTGGCGCGGTGAAGGCTCATAGTTGTCATCGAAGATCGACGGCTTCTCCGTCACACCCAAGATGCGGCGGAACTCGTCGATGGTTATTGGCTGCCCTACGTTGAGCAGCTGTACGGGGCGCGGAGTTTCCTCTTTGAAGTTGTAGGTGCCGGGTATGCGCAAGATGCGCGCTACCTCAAACACCTTGTCGTCTACGTAGAAGTTTTGAGTACGGCAGACTGCCTTGAAGCGTTCGGCTACTGGCTCCCACTCACGCCGGGTGACCTCTTCGGTCAGCACCCAGTATGCGTGTAGACCGCCCCCCGAATTGACGAGTGTAGGCTTGGGCAGCCCGACGACCTTGCAGAACTCACGTAGGGCTTGAAGCCCCGCGCGTTGGTCCACGTAGCCGTCTGGCCTCCCAGTATCCGGGTTGACTTCTGCCTTGGACGCCCCGCAGTCCACATCGAGCCAGAAGGCTTTGAGCGCCTTCACGTTCTCCTTGGTGCGGTTGTCCCCTGTGGCGTATTTGGCAACGCCGAAGAAGACGTTGCGTCGCTCCGAAACGTACTCCTCAACTAACGCGTCTACTTCTTCTCGTGTAGCGACAAGCTCCTGACGAACATCGCGCAGCCCCTTGATACCCAGTACAGCAAACCACCCATCGGCAGGCTGTACAAGGTCTAGGAGGTCTACGTTTTCCATGGAAATACTCGCCTTCGCGGGAAGTGCCCGCAAGAATACAAACTGTACCGAGGATCAGTTGTTATTGTCGAAAGCCTGCAGGAACACCGAAACCCCATGGAGATGGTGGGGTTGGGGCTGCGACTTTCCACAAAACCAGCTGTAGACTGTCTGACGGGTAACCTTCAGGATGCGTGCTACTTCCGCGACGGGGATGTCACGGTCGAGGCACTTACGCCCAAGTTGGACGCCCGGAAGGTTACCGTCAGCGTTCCTGATCGCTTCGGCTATACGGATGCTATAGCCGTTCATGGATCAGTCCTCTTCTTCGTCGAGCCATGCACCGAGAACCTCGGTCAGCTCCGCCTTGGGCTTGGGTGCAGCTTCCTTCTTGGCTGCGCGCTTAGCGGGAGCAGCTTCGACTTCCTCGTCGTCATCGTCCCCGAACGGATCAACAGGAGCAGCCTTCGGCGCGGCTTCAATCGCAAGCGGCTTGGGAGCGGCAGCCTTGGCACCGTCCACTGCGCCAGCCGTCAGCTTGGTGTAACGCTCGGTCTCAGGATTATCCTGCGCAGCGTCCACGAAGCCAGCTTCCACTTCGGTGAGGTGGCGGATAGCCTTGAACCCTACCTTGGCAGTATCAGCTTCCGCGTCGTAGATGATGCGGGTTACGACCGTATCCAGAGCTTCGTCGTTGGCGAAGAGGAACTTCTTGTAGCCCTCGAAGCCGTAGATGCTGCCGTCGTTGTCGCTGAACAGCGATGCACCCGGAATAGCGATCTGGTACACGTCACCCGACGGATCACCAGCGACGAGGACAGCGATGCGGCGCTCGTAGCGGCAAGCCTTACCCTTACCGTTCTGGCCCGAACCCTTCACGTTCTTGGGGCATGCAGCGCAGGAGCTACCCTGCTTGTTCTTGGCACCCGCTTCAGGGGTCACGCCATCGTTCGACCAGCAGTCAGGCAGCGTAGCCTTGGCATCCTTGTCATAGGCAGACGCGTAGAACTTGCGGCTCGGCTCGGCCAACCAGTCCACGACAATGACGTCCAGCTGATTGGGGACCGCCTTGCCAATCTGTTCACCGCTCACGATGCGCTTGAACGTGCGCCCGTTGCTGAGCTGGATACGGCGCATGGTGGACCCACCGCCGCTCGACATACGGTCCATGCGGCGCGATTCGCGCTTCACGGTAGGGAGGCTGCTGCCTTCTTCAAAAATGGTGATGTTGCTCATTGCTCTTCTCACTTCTCGGTGGGTTTACGGACATGGACTACGTACTTGTTATCGACCTGCAGGCCGACCGGGAGGACGTCCGGATTATCCTCCAGAAACTGCTTCATGTTGCCGTTGTGGATGCGCTTCTCCAGCAGGAAGGGCACGTTGTGCTCCGACACGAACTCATAGAAACGCTCCCAGTCGGTGCTCCAGTACCGCGTCTGGACGCGCCGGGAGACAGTGCCCGCTGGGGTACGCACGCTGTCCACGTTCTGGTCGTTGCAGAACTCCAGCAGCTCAGCCGAGACCATCTCCAGCTTCTCTTTGAGCTGGGCGACTCGGGCCTCGTAGGCCTCTTCCTCCTCGGCGATGGCAGCGCGCAGCTTGCGATACGCAGCCACGAGCTTCTCAACAGGTATATTGTCTGACATGGTTTGCTCCTCTTGGTGGCTTGGGCCACACTCAGTTTGTATATCGGCTATTGTACAGTGTCAAGTTCCTGACGATACAGGTCGATGATTTTTTGATGGTTGACGATGTTGCCCTGCAGCATCGAGTAGAGGCGCTCCTCCACTGGGCTGCCTTTGACGTGCACCACAGTCATGGCGTTCTTCTGCCCCGCACGGTCGATGCGGGCGTTGGCCTGCAGGTAGGTCTCCACGCTAGTGGTAGGAGCGTACCAGATGATTGTGTCGGCTGCCGTAAGGGTAAGTCCGTGACTGGCAGCCTTGGGCTGGATGAGCAGGACGCGAGGGTCTGGGTGAGACTGGAACTTGTTGACGATCTCGCTGCGCTTGTTGACCGGTACCTGCCCGTTGATGACGTCGCAGCTGATGCCTTCCTTCTCCAGCCGCGCCCGCAGCAGCTCGATGGTGTGCGTGAAGGGCACAAAGACCAGCACCTTCTGGCTGGCTTCCTCAATGACCTCCAGCACCACGTTGAGGCGGTTGGACACGTCGAACTCCAGTACCTCGCCAGTATCCGTGTAGACCGCGCCTCCGCTGATCTGGAGCAGCTTGTTGAGCCTCGTGGCGGCGTTGACTGCGCTGACCTCTTCACCCGACGCTTCGAACAGCATCTGGCTCTTTAGCTGGGCGTAGTACTTGCGCTGCTGCGGGGTGAGCGGCGCTTCGCGGTCTATGTAAGTGACCTCCGGCAGGTCGAGGCAGTCCTTCTTCTCGAAGCGGATCGCAGGCTGCAGGATGTTGTGCACTACGGTTTTGGCATGCTTCTTGGGTGCCCACTTGAAGGCTGTGACCTTCCGCATGACCTGATCGCGGTATACACCGAAGTAGGCAGGGCATCCCGGCGAACCTACCAAGCGCGCAAGACCATAAGCATCCAGCGGGCTCTGCGCTGCTGGTGTACCAGTAAGCATCCACAGCCGGGGGTCCGTCGCCTTGAGTAGCTTGTTCAGCACCTTCCAGCGGTTGGTCTGCGCGTTCTTGTAGGCGTTGGCCTCGTCCACCACGATCAGGTCGAAGCCGCCCTCGGCGATCTTGTCCTTCACAGTAGCTAGACCATCGAAGTTGATGATGACGAACTCTGCCCCTGAGTCGATGATCTTCTCGCGCTGCGCGGCGGAGCCGTGAGCCACACTGCACGACCGGTGCATGGCAAACTTGAACAGGTCCTGCTGCCACGCCGACTTCATGATCGAGAGCGGACACAGCACCAACACGCGTCTCACCAGTCCGCGCTTCATGAGGTAGTCGGCTGCCCAGATAACGCTGGCCGTCTTACCCGTACCCTGCTCGTTGAAGCAGAACGCCCGCTTGCGGATGGACAGGAACGACGCGGTGACCTTCTGGTGGTTGAACGGCGCGTACTTACCTGTCCACTGGTAGGACTTGAGCATGGGTGACGGGGTCTCGGCAAACCCAAGGTCAGCGAGGATTTCCGCCTCGGTGTGGCCCCACTTGACCAGCACACCTTCCTCGACCTCAGCACTCTTGTGGATGTTATCCGTAATCACGCTGGGGTCTGCTGCGTGAAGCAGCAGGGCTTTGTTATCTACGATCTGCATCAGTTTGCTCCTCGGTGGTTTACTTCTTTTTCCTGCGTTCCCTCGGGCTCGTTTCGGAGATGAGGTTCTTCTTGGCGTCCCGGTCAAACGACCGGTTCTTGGACTTGGGCTCCACACGCAACCCAGTGCCGTTGTTGCCCCCCTTGTCGAAGGCCTTGACGTGCGCGACGTCCTTGCCGTCGCCCTTCTTGACCTTGCCCGCCTTCATCATCTTCGCACGTGCAGCATTACGTGCAGCGCGGTTCTTGATCTGCTCGGGCTTGCCCTGATACGACTGGTATTCCTTCTTGTAGTCGCGTGGCATCACTTCCTCCGGGGTTTCCAGTGGGCGCAGTTTACCACAGGACACCATCCACACAAAGGACCGGACTTGGGGTTGAACACCCCGTGCTCCATGGCTGCTTCCAAGTCGTCGAGGCTATCCCCAAACACGGACAGGTACTCTTCCATGTTGTCGCGGGTGTGCGTCTTCCTAGGGAACTCGTTGCTAATCACGTAGAGCAGGCCGGAATTGATGGTCTGCAGTTCCGGAAACTTTACGAATAGCGCGCCAGCC